AGCAAGGTAATATTAACTCTCATTCAGGGGTTGCTCTTGCATTGGCACAATCAGTATTCAACGAGGGCTTGGCTGTATTTGCTTCTTTCGTCATGCTTCTTAACTTCCACCGTTTTGGTAAGATGAAAGGTATGGGTACTATTGTAGAGTGGTCTATTCGTGATGAGACACTTCACGTGCAAGGTAACTCTAAACTATTCAGAGAGTTCTGCGAAGAAAAGCCACGTATTGTTAACGACGAGTTAAAATCACAAATATATACTATGGCGAAAAATGCTGTTAAGTTGGAAGATAAATTTATTGATCTGGCATTTAACGGCCATGAGATTCAAGGATTGACTAAGGAAGAAGTTAAGCAGTATGTAAGACATATTGCAGATCGTAGATTGCTTCAGCTAGGGTTAAAGCCTAAATTTAAAGCTAAAGATAATCCTCTACCATGGTTAGATTGGATTCTTAATGGTGCTTCTCATGATAACTTTTTCGAGAAACGTGTTACAGAATATTCCGTTAATGGTATGGAAGGCGACTGGGGCTGGGAGGCTAATGCAGCATGAAGCAATATAGAGTACTTTGTGAAGAATGTAATTGTGAGTCATATGCTCTTACAGAAGATGAAGGCTGTGAGATTGAATTTTGCCCAGCGTGTGGTAGAAGAGGTCATGTAGAAGATATATCCGAAGAGGATATCATTCAAGAATAATGTGGTTATATGAAGGAAAAGAATATAATGAGACCCCTGAAGAATACCAGGGGTTCGTGTACCAGATCACAGAAATCGATACCGGGAAAAAATATATTGGGAAGAAGTTTTTCTGGAAACCCAAAACCCTACCTATTACTAAAACTCGGAAACGCCGTGTTCGCACTCGTGTCGAATCTGACTGGCGCAATTATTTCGGGTCCAGTAAAGAAGTTATCCAGCTAGTTGAGTCTAAAGGTGTAGATAACTATAAAAGAGAAATTATTAGACTATGTAAGTCTAAAGGTGAATGTACATATTGGGAAGCCAAGCTTCAATTTGAATTTGATGTACTACTTAAAGATACTTACTACAATGAATTTATTGGATGTAAAATCCATTCAAAGCACTTAAAGTAGTAGATTTTATTATCTAAGTATACTATAATATACAAGTATTGTGACAGGACTATTTTATGATTATTATTGACTTCAGTGGGATTGCTATTGGTGGTATTGCCAGTCAACGCACCCTGGATGAAGACTTGATTAGACACTCTATACTTAATACTATCAGGATGTATAGAGTAAAATTTACTCGTGAGTATGGTGAACTAGTTATTGCTTGTGATGGTGCTAATAACTGGCGTAGAAAAGTTTTTCCTCAATACAAAGCTAACCGTAAGACCAATCGTGAAAAGGATACCTTCGATTGGTCTACGGCCTTTAATATTATGGAGAAAATTAGATCAGAGATTGAAGATAATTTTCCTTACAAAGTGGTAAAGGTTGACGGCTGTGAGGCCGATGATATTATTGGTACTCTAGTCGAAGAGACTCAAGAGTTTGGAAAGTATGAGCCAGTGATGATTGTATCTGCAGATGGTGACTTTAAGCAGCTACAGCGATTCAATAACGTCAAGCAATACTCTCCTCTTCTTAAGAAGTTTGTTGTAGAAGAACATCCTAGACTGGGTCTTGTTGAGAAGATTGTTAAAGGTGATAAAGGTGATGGTGTACCTAATATATTATCTAATGATGATTGCTTTATAGAAGGATTGAGGCAGACGCCGATATCGAAGAAGCGATTATCTGAAGTCATACAGTATCTAGATAACCCTGATTCTATACAACCTTCCTGGTTTCGAAACTATCAGCGTAACAAAACTTTAATTGATCTAACTAATACCCCTAAAGAACTGAAAGAAACTATTCTTAATCAGTATAGCGAATCGGACCCCTGGTCTAATAAAGGTAAGGTTTTTCCATACCTTGTTGAAAAAAACTGTAAACTATTAATTGAATGTGTCGAGGAGTTTATACAGTGAGTTTATTACCACATGAAGTGTTTGCTAGTCTCAAGCAAAAAAGAAAGAAAGCAGATAAAGTACAGTTCTTAAAAGATAATGAGAACTGGGCTTTAAAAGATATTATTAGAGGTAGCATGGATCCTACCGTTGAATGGGACTTACCAGGTGGTGATGTTCCATACACACCATGCAGCGCCGAGACGCCTCCTTCAACTATTCTTAGAGAGAATACTAAGTTCGCTTATCTAGTTAAAGGTGGTAAAGGAAAGGATCTTCCAGCCTATAAAAGAGAGAATATCTTTCTAGGTATTCTGGAAGGCATTCATCCAGAAGATGCTGCTCTTCTAGTAGATATGATTAATAAAGTAACACCTAAGAATATTACAAGACCTATTGTGGAAGAAGCGTTTCCAGGTCTATTGAGAGGTTAATATGAATCTTTTTATCTTAGATAAAAACCCTGAGACTGCTGCTCGCATACAATGCGATAAGCATATCGTAAAGATGACTCTTGAATCAGCGCAGATGCTCTCTACAGCACACCGCGTTTTAGATGGTACAGAATGTAAAGTTCCGTCCAAGTCAGGTAAGCGAAGCATCAGGCACTGGACCTTAGATGATGAGAGAGAAGATGTGTTATATAAAGTAGCTCATCTTAACCACCCTTGTACAGTCTGGACTCGTACATCTAATCTAAACTATCAATGGCATCTAATCCATTTTGTGGCTTTAGTTGATGAGTATAAGTTTCGCTATGGTAAGTATCATAAGACTATGGACCTGCTACCCCATCTGGTTAAGCTGCCTAAGAACATTGAGAAAGGACCTCTTACTCCTTTTGTACAGGCATTCGGTGAGCAGAACCAACACTTGTTGAACGATAGTGACCCTATCCAGGCTTATCGTGAGTTCTATAAGACGAAGAAGGAAAGCTTCGAAATGAAATGGTCTAAGAGACCTGTACCTCTATGGTTTAAGGACCCTGTTGCTGTTAAGCCAACTAAGGTTAAGAAACCTAGAAAAGCCCCTGTAAAAACCCAGGTAGTCGAAGAAATATCAGATGGCGGAACATTTTAATGCCAACCTATTTACTAGAAGATAGTAGCGCTGAGCGATTTGAAATCCAGGCGACATACGAAGATATGAAGCAGATGTGTACTGAGTATAACTTAAAACATATCATACAAGCGCCCTCCATGGTAACTGATGTTAAGGGAACCCATACAAG